CATCGAAAATGTAATTCTCGCGCGTAAACTGGGGGGGGTGATTTCGTTTTTTTTCGCTTTCAATTTTGCACCCCCTACCGGTTACGCGCTCGCGCCGCCTGTTCCTGTTGTGTCTTCAGTCTGTGACACTCGCGGCACAACACCATGATATTTGCTTTGTTAAAGGCAAGCTCCGGGTACTCGCGCACTGGCTTAACATGGTGACACTCAAGGTGCACCACGCCGCCACACATTGCGCAATACCCGGCTTCTTTTGTCAGCTCTTCCGAGAATCTTTTCCACTCCGGCGATTGATAGTTGAAATAGCGCCGCATTCTGTTATAGCGCTCTTTGTCTGATTCTTGCCGCCGCCGCTTGCTTTCGGCTGTGTGTTGTTCACAATACCAGCCTGTTGTTAAGCGTGTGCAGCCTGCCCAATGGCAATAGTTAGCTTTCATTTGCCGCCCCTGTTTAGCTTGTGAGTATCTGCAAATAAGACAACCCAACAGATAATTAAAAACATGCAGCCGAAAGCTACAACACCAGCTAAACACGCAAGCGCAACAAATATCTCCGCAATAGTGCCGGCATGTGTACTGCTTGCCACGCCAAAACAACAAGCACCCGTCGTGCTTATTATCGAACAGATACAAAGCACAACAAGAGCTGCAACCCGTTCTTTTTTAGCTTTTCCTTTTGTCATTTCATCTCCTTCTTCTTTCTGGTCTGTATTGCTCCACGTCCTCGCATAGCTCTAATAGCTTATCAAGTTTGCGCGGGTGGTAAATCACATTCCTCATGCAGTCATAGAGTACTGCACAAATTGAACCGTGCACCCTATAATCCGGATTGCGCTTGTATCGCCGAAACAACTGGCAAAGCATTTCATGCTTTATGTCGTCGCGATTCTGCAAAAGCTCGGCAAATCCATATTTTGTGTATTCTTTGCTTATGAGCCGGTCTGCCACCTTATCGCAAAGAATCCACGCGCTATTCATCGCACCCACATCACCGGCAACGAAACGCGACTGCAATTCTAAAAAAATTAATTTGTCGCTGGGTTGTACGGGTTCAGCCATTGCTACGTAAACTAGCACGGTAACTCTTTCCTGCGAACTCTACCGCTTGCGCGCTCTCGGTTAGTCGGTCGGCGGCGGCGATTCCTACGTATTGCAAAAAATCTTTTTTTGTCTGATTGCTAATTAAAACGGTCGGCTTGCGTCGGTTGTAGCGCTCGTTGATTATCTGATACAACATATATTGTTCTTCTGCGGCCGCTACTCCGCGCCCGATTTCATCAATGACCAATAGCCGCGCGTTGCCGTAGTTTTCCAAGATTTCGGCTTCTGATTCTTTGGCCGTAAATGATTTTGCGCGGCGCAATTCCTCTACAATGTTAGGCGATAGCCGATACATTCCGCCGCACTCGCGGATAATTGAAAGGGCGAGGTGTGTTTTTCCTGTTCCTACCGAACCGATAAAAATTAGGCTGCAAAATACGCCGCAATCTACGGCGTTTATAAAATCCTGTGTCGCCGTCTTTGCTTTTATCTGCGCTTCTGTTTCCGCCATGTATGTGTCTATGCTCTCATTCCAATAGCGCGCAGGGGCTTGTCTTTTATAGCGTTCGATTTTCTCGCGCTCTGCCTGCTTGCGCTCCATTTCCGCGATTTCTGCGTCGCGTTCGGCTGAATATTGCGAAAAATCAATATTCAACATATCCAATAATTTTCTCACTTCGTTCATTTCTCCTCACCTCTTTATATTTTTTAATTAAAATAAATCTGTGATTTCGTCGGGGATTTCGTTTTCCTTCCCCCACATTCCGCCCGCTTTTCGCCAGCCGCCCTCGCTCTTGTGGCGTTGCTCCCATGTGCGGACGCTTGCCCGCCAGTCCTTCATTTTTACCGCTCCGACTTTCCAACCTTTGGATTCGTAAAAATCAAAGAACGCCTGCGCGTCTACGGTGTTCTTACGCTCTGCGCAATATTTCGCGATTTCTTCAACCGTCGGCTTTTCAAAGTTCTTTGTCTTTGGTTTTTCCGCTGGTGTTTCCTCGCGCTTTTCTTCTGCTGGCTTTGATTCTTCTTTCGGAGCGTTGGTGTATTGGTTGCCCTTGTGCGCCCGTCCTGCAGCCGCTCGTCGTTCTTTTACGCGTTCGTATTTCTCACGTTCTTGGTTTATTCTGCGCTCGATTTTCGCCCATAAACTATATTCGAGCGTCCCTTGTTCGATGTCGGGTTTTTCGTCGTTCAATGCGTAATTGATCGCGTACATTGCAAAGTCGGCTTTGTAGTCGTCGGGCAAGTCGGCTATATATTCCGCATGAAAAACAAACGATTCTCTCATTTTTCCACCTCATATTTTTGCGCTTCTGCGTCGTAGATTTTTTTAATTAGGCGTATAACCGCGCCCGTGTCCCCGCTTATATCCAATTCGCCGTTGCATTTTAAGCAGCAGGTCATTCCGATATTAAAACGGTGGTCGATTACAAACGAACCGTATTTCGCGCGGTTCGCCTGCGTGTTCCCTATGCGGTGCGCCCCCTGCGGCTGTCCGTCCCGTAATGGCGCCCCGCAAACCTCGCATACGCCGCCGGATATTGCCAGCGCGTAGCGGCGTTGTTCTCGCTGTGCCTTTGTCATTCTCCATACCTCACAATTATTCCCAAGTCCGCCGCCAGCATTTGCGCAGCCTCAATTATTTTCGAGCATTCCTCGACGCTGCAATCGCGCTCGCGCTGCGGTATGATTTTCCCGCCTATTGTTTTGTAAGGGTAGGCGAGTTGCTCAACCGCAATCATTTTTACGGCGTCTTTTACGCTGTCGTAGTCGTTTCCGGTTTCCTCGCATATCTGTACAATAATTCCGTTTAATAAATGATTCTGACTGTCCTCGCCGGTAGTCCGCGGGCGCTTTGGCGGCTGCATGGTTAATAAAACGTAGTCGTTGTTTTTATCCCTGCAGCGCTCCAATTCCCGCCGGATTGCCTCGCGTGCGCCTGCGTCTTGCGGCAGGTCAAAGGCTATATGTCCGGCGTAAAATGTCCGCTTTAATACATACTGCACCATTTCCGCCGCTCCATTTTAGAAGATGTCAAAGCCTTGCTCGCTCTGTTCTACGGGCTGCATATCGTCAAAGCTGGGCTGTTCAACTGCTGCGGGTTCTGCCGCTGGTGGCGGCGTTAATCGCTTCTGCAATTCTGCTTTGATGTGCTCGATTACTTCGCGCGCTGTGTAGCCCTTGCGCATTGCGCTATATTTTTTTGCCTCTTCCTTGCTGAAAATCGGCGCTCCGTCTTCGTACTTACTAGCCAATATATTGCCGATTTCCTTTTTTTCCGCCGGTGTTGTTTCGCCGCCTTTTGGCTCAAAGTCAAACTTTGCGGGCTGCTTCGGACTTGCCACCAGTTTCTGCGGTGTCGGTTTATTCCATTCCTTCGTCTGCGTTGTGCCGTTTAGATTCGCGTCCACGTCCTCGTCGCTGGTGATTCCGAGCATTGCGCATAGCGCATACCGGCGCATATATGTAATGCTCATTCCCAATGTCTGCGCCGCGTTGTTCTTCGTGCTTGCAATAGTCGGGAGTGCCGCCGTGTCCTCGATGTATTCGCCCTTCTTGTTGAATACGCGCGTTGTAAGTGTGAGCACGTTTTCCGTAGTCCCGCCCACGCTCTGCATATAGCCGATTCCGTGCTTGCACAAAATTGGCTTAATTGTCTGTGTGATTGTGTCCAAGTCGGTGTATTTGTAGCCGTATGCCTGGGAGGATTTCGGCATGGTAGGGAGTTCGCTCTGAACCTCCGCCAATGCCGCCAATAATTCTGCTAAGTTATCACTCTGTAACATTCTTTGCCCCCCTTACTTAAAACGGTATATCTTCGGGATAGCCGTCGCCGCTTCCCGCGCTTTGATAGTCGCCCGCTGGCTGTTGTGCCTGTGGTGCGCTCTGCTGCTGTCCCCAATTCTTGGCGCTGTTCGGGTTGTCCTGGCTGCTTCCAAGTAGCTGCACGGTATCGGCTACGACTACAACGCGGCTGTATTTCTGCCCGTCCTTTTCCCATCGGTCTTGCCGCAGCCGGCCGTTAATGCAGAGTTGCTTTCCCTTGCCGATATATGGCTTGATGTTTTCGGCGGTCTTGCCCCATACTACGACGTCAAAGTAGCTGGCGTATTGGTTGTCGCCGTAGCCGTCATTTACAGCAATTGAAATATTTAATCGGGCCTTCCCATTTTGTGTGTATGCAAACGCGCGTTCGTCCAAGTCGCGTGTCATTCGTCCGATTACTGAATAATTATTTAAATCTGCCATTTATTCCCCCTTGTTCATGGCTTTGTAATAGCTGCAAAAATCTTTACAGTTGCAATAATCGCCGCACTTCCTGCTGATTGCTGGGCGGTGTTCTACGTAGTGCGAATTGCCAAGCTCGCCCGCGCAATTTTCCGCGTCGATTTCTGTATCGAATACGCGGACGGCTGTCTTGCGGCCGTTCTTCATTACCGCCCATTTGTCGCCGTCCGCCCAGCGTTCCTCTGCGCTGCATGGTTCTATTGCGTCGTCGTCCAATTTGTAGGCGCTTTCGATTTCTAATACTTTGTTTAAGATTCTGTCGCGGGTTTCTGCCATATCCTCCGGCGTTACGTCAAACTCGTAAATAAATACGGGGCTTTGTGGGTAGCTGCTGTCGTTTTTGGCTTTTGTCTTGCTGTGATCCTTAAGCAATGCTACGAAACGGCACCTCTTTACTTCGAGGCCGCTCTGCTGTAAAAGCCAGGCGTATGTCAACCCCTGCCGGCGCCAATCTGTAAAGTCATTAAATTGCACTTTCCAAACGCTGGCCGTTTTCCAATCGTTTATTACGTCGTTTTCCATGTCGTAGCTGTCTACCTGCCCCGTAACAAAAGAATTGCTAACGGGAACTTTGAAGTATTCCTCATGAAAATTATTGTCCGGCTGGCTCTCTAATAATGCGTGTACTGCTGTCCCCCATACCGCCCACACGCTGTCTGCTGCGTCTACCTCGATTTCTTCAAAATGGCGGTCGCTCAAAATGATTTCTTTAGCGCCTTTGTTTAGGGTGGTAGCGCTAAAGCAGCCGGCTGCATTGTGTCGGGTTGTGCTTACTGCGTTAACGAAAGCAGCAGGCAGGTTTAATTTATTCGTTACTTTCATCTTTCGCCCCCTTGTTCTCTGCTGGGTCTACGACTTTTACACTTACAGTAAAAATCCCGTTTTCGTTCTGCTTGATTTCCGTAACTTCAAAGTGCGGCTCTGCGTCTGAATATCCGCGTAATTTTTCGCAGATTTTGTAAATTGCATTTTTCATTTTTTCGCACCTCGTAAAAATATTTTTTAAGGCTCGCGCTGCAGTCGGTCGCCTTTTGGTTACGTGCGGGATTCGAACCCGCTAATAATTGCTTTTGGTTGCAATTACCAAGCCCCGTATAGCTCCGCCCCTATTCCTCGAAAGGTAAACTTTCGCTCTTTTCTTTTTCTAAAAACTCTAATTGGCTAACCAATGCCTCTATGTATTTGTCAATTTGTTTCATAGCTGAATACCAACCTTTGCAGAAATGTAAATCGCGGCCTTTTTCGCTCTGATAAAAAAGCATATCTTTCATTGCATTAATTGCTTTTTCGCATGATGTTTTTACGTCTTGCCATTTTGCTGAGTCAGTAACTTGTTCAATGCCACTTAATGCAATTCTGATCTCGTTGTTATCCAAGTTGCAGTTATTCTCTTCGTCAAAATAGAAAACGCCGCGCTCGGTTGTTCCCAGATATTTAACATCTAAGAAATAATCGTTTTCTTGCAGGATTGCTTTGTATCTGCGAACCCCTGCTAAATAGCCCTGTAAGTCGGCGATTTTAGCCCCGTTTTCTTCGACTGCTAACTTCGCCTCATTCTCATACGCTTGCTCGTTCATCTGCTTTATTAGCTGGATAAACTCATCTGTTAAAATATTTGCCATTTATCGCACACCCTTAATAACAGTTATTAGCTTTTAATTGCTCTAATGCCTCTATACCGCTATGCGCGACTATTGCTATCCCGCCGCAAGCGTTTATATTTTCAATTCTTTGTTTTTGTGCTGGTGATAATTTGCCGCCTATAGGGCGTTTGCATTCAATGGCGCAGAACCTGCCGTGTTTGTCGTAGCCCTCAAAATCACAAGTTCCTGCGTCGGCTGTTTTTATAAACCTTCGGTTATTACCTTCGCCGATAGAAAAGCAGCCTGTATTTATTCTCTGTAAATGTATTCCTGTAGCTTGTATAACTTTTTTTACTTCTTGAATTACGGCGCTTTCGGGTATGTCTTTTAATTCCATAGCGCACCCTCAATTTTTATAAAATCGACTTTTCGACGAAACTCAAAAACTGTTGACGCTGTGTTGTTTTCCCAGCATAAAACGCCGTTTTTAATTTCTGCCTTGATTCCGCGGTATGTCACAAACACGCCGCTTCTGTCAGCCGTTCCCTTGCAGTCGTAGTTAATACCCTGTAATTTCTGCCAGCTGCTTAATTGATAAGTAAATTGAATTCGGGAGATTTCATGCGCTGCATAGGACTTAATCAGCGCCAAAGGATAAGAATTGTTCTCGTTTTTTTGTTCACACATTTTCACACCTCTATAAAAAAATTAAGCCCGCTTCGGATTGGTGTGTTATCCTCTGCGGGCTTAATTTTTACGAGTTACCGTAAAGCCACTCGTTTGAAACAAGCGGCTAAATAACACACCAAGACTTAGCAGCTCGTTAATGTACCCGTGGCTACTTGCCTAGGGTATGTTTTTAATATACACCCAATCCGCTGAAATGTCAAGCGCATTTATAAAATATTTTTATCTTTTGCCCCGTGATAAAAATCACGTTTTCGTGAATGGCTGGCCGCGCAATACGGGCGCAATATTTGCGCCTATTCTTTTTAAACATATACATATACATATACATATACATATACAAGGGGACAAATTGGAACACTTGGAACATTTGTTCCAAAGTCTTTATATTATATAGACTTACGGGCTTTAATTTTCGGGGCTTTTTGCTGATAGCGTACGTGTCAAAATACGCTAAAAAATGCCGTTTTTTGCAATGGAACTAAAAACTTTTTGTTTCATTTGTTCCGCGCTTTGGTACACTTGGAACATTTGTTCCATTTGTTCCAAAAAATTAAAGATATTCCGCAATGTTTCCGAACGTCAAAGCATGAACTATAGGGTTTATGCAATATCAGCTATTCAAGCCCTTCAAAAAGCGTGTCGTGATAAATGTCATGCTTCTGATGTTTTGGAATGAACAAACATTCTTTTGTTTTGTTAGCACTGCCGCCGCAAAGCAAAACCGTTTTGTCAATTTCTGCTATTCTGATAAAGCGGTCTTCCGGCATTGCGTATTCTGAAATAAAAACCGGCTCTGTCTGCTTTTCGCACCATTGATAAAACTTTTCATAATCAAAAGACTGGTCAAAATATGCGTCGGTGCCGCGGTATGGTATGTCGCAATAAATAACAGAATCGGGATTTATCTCAATTTCATCGTAGCTCTTATTATAACTTTCCAGCCTTTGCAGACTTTCCAGCCTTTCCAGACTTTGCAGACTTTGCAGCCTTTCCAGACTTTGCAGCCTTTGCAGCCTTTGCAGACTTTCCAGACTTTGCAGACTTTGCAGACTTTCCAGACTTTCTAAAAGTTCCTGTAAACCGTAGATTTCTTCATAATTCCGGGGCAAGTCAAGAAAACTTTGAAGCTTTATATAATTTTCCCTTGTCGGAAATTCCCATTGAGACTTGCCGAAATAATGCCCGGCCATGCCTTTTGTACCTAAGAAGCGGTCAACGTCGCAAGGCCGCTTGCCCGCCTTGCGTAAGCCGTCAAGCAAATAGTTTCTTAATTCGTCGCTGTTGCGCTCTATGCGCTCGGTCAAGTTCTTTTGAAGTTCCAATACCGGCAAGTCAGTTTTCAGAACATTTCTGCAGTACCATATTATGTATTTTTGTTTGTATTCGTTTTCGTTTGCCGCAATGTCGGCTTTGGTGCCGTCTGTAAATATGCCGAATCTTTTAAACTCCGATGTATCGCCGTAAACATAGGCATAATGCAAGGCTCTTTTCCACGGCTCAACCTCTTTACTATAAAGATAATTGTCGCCGTTATTGCCGAAACTCCATACAAGCTTTATAAACGGTTCTTTGTCTTTAAGAGCGTAAAATGTTTCCCTGTCTATCCATCTGTTTTCATCTGCATATTTACCGCTTATCGCATCGACAAAAACCGAAATGCCGACGCCGTCAATATCATTGATAATGTAGTTTTTATATGAACCGTCAAGCATTGCCGCATGTGTAACGGCACAACCGCCCGCAAATAAATCGTAAAAGTTTTTCTTGTTGTTTTTCGGAAAAAATGAATAAACCCATTCAGCAATAGCATTTTTGCTGCCTTTGTATGGAACACCGTATCGCATGCCATTATAGTTACTGATAACTATAAAAGACATGACACATGCAGAATTATTTTCATATATCAAAGCAAAGATAGACTGGAACAAGGTTGAAAAAGACAAGATCATAGCTGAATACAAAGTTGAAAGAATTGACGGTAAACCTGCCGTGTTATTCCAGCAGTCAAATGAAAAAACAGATTGGATTAAAAACCTTTCCTACAAGCAGAAAAAATATAAATGCGAGGACGGCACGATCTTGCATTTTCATCATGGTTTTTATGAATACTATGAGCTGATGAAAGATGACATTATTGAATCGCTTCTTGATTGGCTTAAACGTGAACCAGCTGAAGTCATTCTTGTTGCAGGCTGGTCACTTGGCGCAGGTGTATCTGAAATTGCCGTACAAGATATATTTTATCATACCGGCGTCAAATGTGAGCTTATCAACTTCGGAACACCGCAGGCGGTTTATTGCGAACCGACACGTAAGATTTGCGCTAATTCGTGTGTATCAATTGCTGAATACTGCAACAATAACGACATTGTCACTCATTTACCGCCATTTCTCGGCTGGACTCATTTGAACCGTATTAGAATCGGAACTGATACAAACCTGATTAAACTGCTTAATCCGTGGAAATATCATACAAATTATGACGAAACCGTGCCGTATGCGCTTGTTTAATTCAGTTTGTATAAACAGCCTAAAAGGTTTTCGCGGCTTCTAAACGCAAGCTTCACGCCGTCCTGTTTGAAGCCGTCCTGCTCCAATACAATGAAGTATTTTGTATTGTAGATTGCTACAAGTATAGCCACATGGCCGTATTTGTTGCTTTTGCTTGCGCCCCATATAAGCACATCGCCCGGCGTGTAGTCTGCAAGGGCGTTTTCCTTTGTGACAAGCAGCGCGCCCGGCGCGTTTATAATGTCTTTTGCGCCCTCTACTCCGGGGCTTTGCGGCAATTTCAAAACGTCCTTTACATATTGCCGGTACAAATCCACGCACTGAAAACCGTGAGCGCCGTCAAAGTCTATTTTTTTTCCGATGTTGTTTTTAATAAACTGCGTTAATGTCATGTCTGAAATAGTTATTTTTGACAAAAACGGCAAAGCGGTTTTATAATAGTTCCGGGAGTTGATACAATGAAATGGGTTGGTTTAACATCGCAGTTATTTTCCCATATTACACCCCACGCACAACGCGGCTCACCCCGCGCCCGCCGAAACCCGTAGACGAATGCGAACGCGCGAAAGCCCCATCACGACAACGCGACCCGCACAACGCGCCGCCGTCCCACTCACCGCCTGCAAGCAACGCATTGGACGTGCCACCCATTTGTCCAAAGTTACCAACCCCATCATAAGTAGACCAGTTGCTTCCGTTATTCGCTGAAACATTGCGCAACCACTGCCAAACGCCGCCGCACATATCCTCAACACCTAAAAAGCTTATCATGCGGCGCGAGGCTGTGTCGGTGTGTCCGCCTGTGGTTGTGATTGAAGCTTCCGATCCGTAGATGGCTGTTTTTTCGTTACTACCGAGGGCGGCGCTTGTAAACTCATCATCACTAATAAGCAGTTTACCGACGGCGTTCATATCGGCTTGATAGTTCTGCTGGTCGCGTGTTCGTGTGGTTGTACCGCCATAAACTGATTTTGTGTTTCTGCCTTTTCCGCTTTGCAAATAAATGTCAACCGCTGTGTCGGTATTATAATCGTAAATCATACCGTCCCCGCTTGAATGAGGCTTAAAAGTTAAACACCAAACAGATTCCGGCAGGATTTGTCCGGCGGTAAAGCCTTTTAACACATGCTCTACTGTTACAGTGTCATATCTGGCATTTGTTGAAACTGCCGTAACCTTTTTATTGTAAAAGTCGTAAAAGTCGCTGTCAGCAGGATAATTTTTAACCATGACATAATTATTTACAGATAAACTGCCCGGATCTGCCGCAACGGTTGCCGTTAAACTCGCGCCCGCGTCTGCGCATAATGTGTGGAATTGTCCGATTTTACGCGTATTGTTAACAGTATAGCCCGCGTCAATATCGCTCGGCGCTGTAGCAAGCGTTGATACAACCAATTTAACGCCGCTTGTATCGGGGGCAAGATATACGTAAAAATCGCGCCCGTTAATTTCACCCGTACGGGTTGCCGCGGCGTTTCCGGCTGCTGTAATCGCGCTTGCTAAGTCATACGATGAATCGGCGTTAACTGTCAGCCAGCGGCGCTCTGTTCCGCTACTGCCTGTTATATCAAGCGGGATTCTAGTACCCTTTTTAAGTTTAAGTGATTTTCTGTTTTCCGCTGAAAAGTCGAATATAAGCCAGCGGGATGTATCATAAGTCAAGCCCGCTTCGTTGCCGGCAAGCTGTCTTTCAAACTGCCATGTCGTGCCGTCGTATACAAGGCGGTACAAAGACATTGCATTAAGCGTGTGACTTGTTGCACCGATTAAAACGGTTGCGCTGCCACTTGAAAATGTCGTGATAATTTTCAGCTCACACCCTATAAAAGAAGCCGAAACCATTGTTAATGTGATTGACGCTGTATCTATTTCAATCAAGCCGTTGCGTTCAATATCGTCGGAAAAAGAAGAATTCTCACTAATTGTAAGCGGTCTCTGGTCAAGCCACGGCTTCGCGATATTCTGGCAGCCTTCAAGCGTTGTTAAGCCTACGTTGTCGGCTTTTTTTATTCCAATTTCCGGGGTGTAATTTTCGAGACCCGGAAACTTTACGGAATCAAGCGTTAAATCTAATATCATGCTTTTTTTTGTCCTCTGCCTTTATAGTTATTCGCTAATCAGTTCATGCTCTGCAAGAATTGCCTCAACAGCTTCTTTGAAATTTGGCGTTTCAAAAAGATTAGTTTTCACTCTGTTCACGTCATGCGCTGAAAGAATAAACCAGTTTTGTGTTTCGTCCAGTGTGCCGAATGGTATGCGCTTTGTAGTGTTTGAGAAAAACTCTTCTTTTGACAAATCAGCTGTTGTGTCTATCAGCAATTCATCTAGCATGAAACTGTTTTTATTTTCTGACAGACTGACAGACAATGCCCCGGAAAACTCTGCCCTGTTAAAGCATGTGCTTGTGTTATCTATGCAGACACATATTTTTTCATCGTCTGCAATAATGCCAAAGTGCATCCACTTGTTTGAAAGCATTTCAACGCCCGCTTCTTCCAGTGTGATTGAATCAGCTATAACGCCGTTTAACAAATGCTGAATTTCTTCGTAAGCGCCGCGAAGTTCGTTGAATTCACATGTTTTGACCCAAATATTGTCGAGGTTTGCAAAGTAGCCGCCCTCTGCAATTTCAAGAAGCTCGAAAACTTCCCCTTCTTCGGTGTCTTGTTTCCTGTAGTATTTCCAGCCATAACGATACGGCTCGTCCGGCTGTCTGTTATCATACATGCCGAAGTCTGTATCAAACATCGGGCATTCGTTTTCGGCTGCTGAAAACATTGCACAAGTCAAACTGTATGCAAGCTGATAAAATAACCGGCTCATTCGCATTTCTTCAAACATCGGGCAGACATTTTCTTCCAGTTCGTATAAATAACATTCGTCATTTGCCTGAATCAGCTTAACTTTTTCGTTTTGTGTGCCCACGTCAAACAAAACTTGATTTTCAGCGAAAATATATTGAATCCAAAAATCAACAGTAAAATGTGTTGCCGCGCCTGCGCTGAAACTCAAGCTGTATTGCCCGTATAAAGCGCGCCCGACTGTTGCATAAGGCGATATAGACAGAATGGCGGGTGTGCAGTCCAAATCATCGCTTGAATCGTCCGCACCGACGAGTAAATGGTCTCCGTCTTCTGCGTCTGTTATGACTAAGCCGTTATCGCCGTGCTGGTCAAGCAAATTTTCGTCAAAATGGAATACACGCGCGTTTGCGCTCGGCATTGCCGCTCCGATATCGAACCCTGACAAACGGCGCTCGCTCATGTTCTGATTTGTAAAGAAAACGTTTTTATCGCTGAAAAACTGGCTTGAAAAATGGCCGTTTGTATGGCTGTATGCTATATTTTTCCATTCGCTGTTTACAGTGTCCCTATGCTGAAAGAATGTGCCTTTTGGCGTTATCTTTGTACGGTCAAGCGCGCTGTTATTTGTCTGGACGATTAACTCGCCGTTAATATTTGAAGCCGTTGCGCTCAATTCAAAAGCACCGACAACAAACTTGATGTTATAGTCTGTTATAATTCCGTTTACAACTATCGGCTCAACCTGTAAATATTGGTTTTCTCCGCCTACACGGAAAGAGCCTTCATAGTGTTGGTTCATGTAGTCATCTACAAATGTTGACAAGTCCCAATAGTTCAAATTGCGCCCGAAAGCGCCCTGAAAAATTGTGCCGACATTTGCCGAAAGTGCCGAAAGCTGTGAGATGTAGCTTTGTTTTACTGTTTCGTTTGCTTTTACAATGTCGCGGATTGACGTGCAAAGAGCTGTTGCCGTTACTTCAACGGCTTGCGAAGTTGACGCTTCAGTATAGCAGATAATGCGAAAACTGAATGCAGTGTCAAACATGTTATCTGGCTGCCCTTTTAACGGCATTGTCTGGCTATAGATTTCATCAGATTCGGCGTAGCCGTGATTGCCCTCTACTTTGTAGTTTAATTCGTTTGACACGCCCGGCACCGGATAAGGGTTGCCGCTTGTGTTCGGTTTGAACCATTCTGTATCAATATCCGGGCGTTTTACCTGTACTTTATAGCGGATTGTGCCGTATACCTTTTTGTTATCGCCGCGCGGCTGTGGCGACATGATAAGAGTGATTGTTCTGTCTGAAACGCGCGTCAAAACGCTCGGCTGTGTCAATTGCCATGTGCCGTAGCCTGTTGTATTAATTCCGCTGTATCCGTAGTTTTCTGAATACTCGCCGTAAATGTTTTTGGCTTTTGCCCTGACGCTCCATGCTGCAAGCTCTGCAGCTTCTATGAAGCCGTCTGTCTGTCTGTCGAATGTATAAGTTGCCGTTAAGCCTGTGCCTGGCACGCTTTCCCATTCTGCATTTTCACCGCGCTGTATCTCGTATTCAACATGATCAATCGAATTACGCAAGCCTAAAGTAAAAGCACCGCAAGAAATTTCTATAGTGTCTCTATTTGCAAGCGCTGAAATATTTGCAACCGTATCGGGTGCGCCGACATTTTTTGAACCGTCTATTAATGTTGCTGAAAGCTCATTGATTAAGTCAACAGCTTCGCCCGGCTTTGCAATAGCCTGCGGGGGTGTCCGGGGCTGTGTCAAGGTCGGCGTATATGCCGGAATTGTGCCATAATCATAAATGGCTTCGTTATAATCAACGCATGTCATTTTATAGCCGTTTTTTGTCGGCTCTAATGACATAATAAGGAATTGATTAATAATTTTTGAAAATGCGCCGCTGTCAAGATAGCCATATGAAAGAATGTCCCCGGCATGCGGTATTGCCTGAGCTGTTAGCGGTATCGGCTCTGTAAATAATATTTCTGACACGCGGCCGTTTTGCTGGGCTGTATATGCTTTTGCTAATGGTGTGCAATAATCTTCGCCTACTGCATTAATAACAACGCCGAAACCGTTGTCATCGTCTGAATCGTATTCTATAGGCTCATACAGTTCAAGCCCTATAATATTAGCCCCGGAAACAATCACGGCTTTTATTTCTGCATGTCCTAAACCAATTTTCAATTCGTTATTCTGTACAAGTATCTTTGAAAATGGCGTAAAATATACGCCTTCTTTTCCGACTTCTATAGATAATTGACGCGGCCTTAATTCAGCTGTAGCCATTAAACGGCGTGCATTTTTGACAACATGGGCATGGGTTGTAATGCCTTTGAGTGTCATTTCGCGCAAAATAGATTCTGCATTTCTTGTGCGCCCTTCGCGCATTACTAAATAAGTGTCCTCTGCAAAATCTGCTTCGCGGTTAATATATGTTATTTTTATCCCGTCGGTTTCTCTTGCAAACTCTTTTGTATATTCAATGTTTATAATGTTCTGACTGTTGAAAAGAGCAACGGCGTTCGGCTTGTATGTATCGATTGCGACCGCAACTTTTCCGTAGATGTTCTGGTATAACATGCAGTCGCAAGTGTTGCAGATATCCTGTAAAAGGCTTTGCTTTGTCTGCCCCTCTGTCAACACCATGTCAACTCTGTATTGCTCTTGCTCACAATATTCATAGAGTTCTGCAAAAGAATCAAAGTCTATTTCGTCATCGTCCGTCTGGCTTGCCGGGTGTGTGTCCGAAGTCATTACTTCGATAAGCCATGCTGCAGGGTTGCTTGTCGGCACTTTCTCTTGTGTCCATTCCTCATTTTCGCTGTCATAAATGCGGGCTATGCCTGAAGAAACGAAATTGATTTTTTTAAGCTTGTCTTCATTGTTTTCTGTTGAGCGTATTCGCAAGCCTATAAGCGTACTTTGCGCAGATTCATGCGAATCTATGACTTTTTCAGCGACAAAAGATTCCGTTGATAAATCGGCGTTATAAACGCGGCTCTGAACCCATTCAACATAGCATTCATCATAAACTGAACCGTCGTAAGTGGTAGTGTCACATTCAACTTTGATGAGTATCGGTGTTTCCAAATCTTTGACGGCGTTAAAAGAAAAATCAACATGAGCTACAAAGCGCAACTGGTTCAAAGTCTTGCGCTCAAATTCGTTTGAAAGTGTGCCGTTTTGATTAAATGCAAACTGTGTCCAGGTGTTGCCGTTATCAAGTGAATAGCTCGGAATAACTACAACTTTTCGCGTGCGTTTATATCCTTCGTCTGTGTATGCCATTAAGCCGTTAAAAAGAATTTCAACATCGGCGGCAAAGGTCTTTTTTTCAAGTGTGAAAATTAACGGCTGATAATTATCTGCATCTTTTTTTAATAAGTTGCTGTTTGTATGTTGCTCGACTACCTTATAATTCAAAATGTCGGTTTCAAACGGGTTGCCGTCCTGTGCAATCTCGATTTTGCTTGCTTCATCATAAAAAACTGAAGATTCGTCAAAATCATAAATGCCTTCTTGTGGGGTGTCGCTGTCAAAAGTTTTTAAAACTACATCGTCACAAAAGATTTTGCGTATTACCTGTTTATTAAAACCGCCCTCTAATACAACATTATAGAACTGGTCTTGTCCGTCCTCGCCTGATATTGTAGAAAAGCCCTTATAATTATTTCCGCCGGCATTCATTATATAAGGGGTAAAAAGGTTTTCGCCTATGAAATAGGGTTGTGTTTTACTTGTTGCAACGCTGTTTTGAGCGCCTTTCAAATATGGGCGGTTCTGGACTTCGTCTTTTTCGTCTGTTGTGTCTTTTGTCTTTTTCTGCGCCGCCTTTTTCTTCATGTAAAGCGCAACGCCTACGACAACAGCTACAACGATAGCCACAACAATCAAGGCAACCAAAAAAGCGGTTGCACCCGCCGGGGTGTCTCGAATTATTATATGCTCATTATTTTTGACTTTGTGGTTTTCATCTGCTTTTTTGCCGTCTATCAAAATAATTTTGTGTGAAAAATCTTCGTCAGGCAGATTCTCTTTTATTGTTTTTCCTGCTTCAAGCCAAACTGTCACGGCTGAATCTGACATGTCTTTATACAAAATGGCGTTTACTTTCATTCTGAAATTACCTCATAAAACTTTGCATCTGCAACAGCGAAAACTGGCGTAATTCTAACGCCGTCGTATGTCATGTGAAGCATGTGCACATCATTCAGCATGTATCCCGCGTGTATGTGTTTATTGTAGTAACACTGAACTAAACCACCTTTCCGGGGCTTTGTAATTTCTTTTATGTTTACATGCAGCTTTGCTTCATCTACAAAACCGCTTGCGCATTTTGTAGTTTCATAAACAACGTCTTTCAATGGAGTTCCGGCGCGTTTGCAGCATTCAAGTATTAAACCGTAACAATCAAGCCCTTTTTGCGGATCTCTTCCGAAGTCAAGATAATTGCAGGCAAGCAAATCTTCATACTTAAAATCTGCAGGCTTCATGCATTCCCCCTGTTGTTTGCCGCATTCCATATTAAAGCCGGAAATGTCATTTCAAGCCGGTCATCTTTTGAAAAGCTGAACTTTGCTTTTCCCCTGTTTGCGGTCATTGTGCCATAGCTGTGTTTATAGCGTGTATATGGTGAGATTTCTCCGCGCTCGTTTATAACTGCGACAACTTCAAGCTTCAGCTTTTTGTAAGATTCCGCCAAATCGATTATCTGATTGCCAATATATGAGATTTCAAGTGAGCCGCCGCCGGTATAGCCCGATTCTGTATTATTTGGCTTATAGTCAAAAGCTCCAGCTTCGTAGACTTCGCCGTTGTATTCAACGTTTGTATTATTATTTACAAAGCGCATAACGATTGAATCGTCGGGACTTGAAAGCTTGATTAACCAATGGAGACAGTAACCGCCGTTGCGCTGTATAAGTTTTTCAAAGTTTGCATTCATACGTTTTTTATAGTTATGATATAGGTTGCTACACCCTTTCACATTTCTATAACGGAAAAAGATATTTCTTTATATTTTTGTCCTCTTGCGCTCGGCGTGTCTGTCATTTTATACTCTGCCGTTCCTTCGTGCGTGATAAGGTTCGGGAACTCAAAAGACTGTGTGCCGCTCAAAAGAACGTTGTCATACCACGAAAGAAACTTTTTAAATTCACTGTTTGCCCCGGAATCGTCAAACTTTAAATTAAAGCTGAATTCTTTTTTTGGGCTTGAGTTTTTCAGATACGTGCGCTTCTTGCCACTGTCAAACTCAATCTCGACTGTGTTTTCTTCATAATCTATGCTCATTCCGTAAGCTTTCTGGTTTACGCCGTCCGGCCATGCTGCTACCATGCTCAACCCCTTTTAGTTTGTGTATCTGACACCGTTTGCGGTTGTCTCGGCTTGTTTCATCTCTGAATTATAAACGCCGTTTGCCATGTCTTTTTTTACCTGCTTCGTTATCATGATTTTGATGTCATCTTGTGTCACTTCGGTGTCGGTATTTGTGGAATCGGCGGCATAATTATAGATTTTGATGTCGCCGTTAAAACCGCCGCCCATACGTCCGCCGGCGATTGTGTCGAAAAGCGTTTTTTGCTGCTGGGCGTTCAAAATCATTTCGCCTTCACGCAAGCCCACTTGCGCGCTTGTGTTGTCGCGCCCCCTGCTTGCACCGTTGAAACCGCCGACAACGCCTCCCGACGCGAAGCCGCTCGGTGGCACTGGCTTATTTCCGATAACGGCTGCAAGCTGTGCCGAACCAGCTGCAGCAACTAAAATAGCCTGTATTATGCCGCCGTCTTTAAATGCCTTAATGGTTGCGCTGGCAAGGTCTGCCGCCGCCTGTACGCATTGCGCCGTCCATTCCCACAAGCGAATTTTATATTCTTCTTCTGCTGCTTCTTTTTCAATCTGCTTTTTCTTTTCTTCGTATTCCTCAAGGCTGATTAATCCGTTTTCGTACTGCTCCTCAAGGGCGTTGAGCTGTTCTTCTTTTTCAGCCTGAACAAACTGCATTGCAACATTTGCCCATGCCTGGACGGCGTTTGTAAAACCGCTTGTTAATTGCTGAACTTTGCCCATTGTGCTTTCAAGCTTTGCCATGCGCTGGTCTTCCGTAGACTGTGCAAGCTCGACGGCGGTTTCGCTTTCAGCTTCAAGGGCTTCTTCTCTTTGTCTGCAAAGCTCGGCATGTGCCGCTGTGTATTCCTCTTCTAGCCGCTGGCGTTCTTCAACGCTCTTTTGTTCCCACATTATGGAATTGTCCGTCAAGTCGCTCCACTGCTGCTCCATCTGGTCTAGTTGCTGGCTAAGCACTTCGGACGGCTTCAAAGTGGTTTCAAAAATTTTGTTTACATCTTTTGCAAAGTCCTGATATTTTTGTTCATATTTTGCAAGCGTCTTTCCCAGCTCTTCAGTCTGTGCCACTTCGTCAAAGTTCTGCTGAATGTCAGCCATGATTTCAAGCGCTTTGCCCTTTGTGCCGCTGATTGTGCCGTCTGCCTTTTCGAGCATTTGAAACCATGCGTTAAGCTTGGCTGTAGCCATTTCCTGCGCTTCAGCTTCTTTGCTGATTTCTTCACCGGCTTGACGGCGCCATTCTATTTCAGCCTGTTTCTTTGCGATAGTTTCATCATACTGCTTGTATGCTTCGGCGGCTTTTTCGTCGGCGGTCTTTTCGCGCTTTTTTGTTTCCGCGATCTGCCGGTCTGCTTGCGCATTCTTTGCTTTTTGCTCTGCTTCTTTTTGCTCTGCGGCCGCCACTCGGCTTCTGTAGTTCAATTCCTGCTTTGCCAAAAGCAAAGCGTTTTGCTGTTCGTTGGTTATGTCCTTTTTGTTTTCAAGGATAGATTTCAAGATTTCAAGGTCTTGCGTTTCCATCTGCGCAACACCGTACTTTGAATCACCGTCAATGTCTGAAACATAGCGCTCATTCGCTTTTTGTACCCACGAATCAAGCCCCCTTTTCATTCCGCTTTTTGTTATGGCTGTGTCAAGTTTGCCGATTGTTTCAATTCCATTTTGATAAAAACTTTTCCATAAATCATTCCACTGGTCTTGAACAGGCTTGTTGAATTTGCCGATTGCTTCCGCAAAATCGCCTTGCGCGTTTTTCATCTGCTCATAGCTTCCGGTTGCGTTTGTGACTTCTTCTGCCATGCCTTTGTATTTTTCTGCGACAATTTCGACGGCTTTCCCTTGCGCAAGCTCTTCTTTTGTTAAATTTTTGATTTCAGGAATTGTTTCTGCAAGTTCTCCGGCCGTCCCGCCGTATGTCTTATTTAGATTCTTAACGGCTGAGTCAAGGGACATAGCCCCGGATGCAGATACATCCAGTGCCGCCTTCAGTATCTGCTGAATTTCTGCCTCTGTCCGGCCTGCAGCAGCTAACTCAGCCATGAGCGGCAGCAATACTTCGTCGCCTACGGTTGAAATGTTCTGAAGTTCTCCTGCAAAAGCTTTTAAACGTGTAACGCTAACGTTTGACAAATAGGGGTTGTTAGCTGCCGCCACTTCAAGCTGCTTTTCTGCTTTAGCCTGAGTCTTGTACGCTGCCGCGCATTCGTCCATTGCAGACTTAACGGCTTTCAGCGTGCCGATTGCCGCCGATAATGAAGCGGTGACGCCTGTAAACGCTTGCCCTATGTTCTTTATGCCTTTGACTGTGCTGCTTTTGCCGATTTTATTTATTTCTGAAGCGACTTTGTTTAAGCCTGCTTCGGCTTCTTTTGTATCTGCTCCGATTTTGAGTGTTGCTTTCTTTGCCATACTTTGTATAGTTATGGCTTTTTGCGTAGCTGGGCTATTAGTTTTATATCAAACTATTAAAAACGCTGCGCAATTAAAGCAACTCTAATTTTTTGACCAGATATTCAGAACGGCTCAAGCCGGAATCTTGCACCGCCTTGTCGAGCTTTTCTTTTTGTTCCGGCAACAAGCAGAAAGAAATTGTTATAGCTTTTTCGCCCTCTTTCGGCTTGCGCCCTGCATTGGGGCGTTTACCGCCCCATGTTTCTTTTTTTTGCATCTTGATTTTTTATAAAACTCTATATATAATATTATTAATTTCTACTGTTGTAAATTTACTTCGCCCGTTGCTTACTGTCGTAATTTTGCAACGGGCATTTTTTTAAGCTTCTACCCAATCCCCATTTTTGTCTTTGGTAACTTCTACCACTTCCCCAAGGTCAACAGCGTTGACTGTTTTACCTTCTTCATTTTCGTACCACCAACCTTCATAGTTGTCTACTGAACCTTTTGCAATGTTCATGTACATCTTTTCCATGTTTTACTCCTTCGGGGCTGTCGTTCCCCTTCATGGTTTTAATATATCACTTTTTTTTGATTGTGTCAATAGTTTTTTCAGAAAAATGAAAGTTTTTTTATTTGCTTATTATTTGCTTGTCATTTGCTTTTTATAAGCTGTTGAAATGGTCAAGAATTGCTTTTTCTTCGTCTGTGGCGGGTTCGTCTATGCGCCATGCTTCGTGCATTTTGCGCATATAGTCTTTGTATGTTGATTTATCGTCCGGATTGTGAGTGCGGAAACTTAAAACTTCGTTAAACTTTGTGTCTTTAAGGCAAAAGAAAAGCGCCTGGAATTTCCACCAGTGCAACTTTGTTTCAAGCAAATCAATGTTGTATTGCTGCATAAACGCAGAATAAATTAAATCAGCGTCAAGCGCATAATCTATTGCTTTGCCGTCTGGCTGGCTGTCGTCTGCCGCTCTTGGCAGTTCGTGCTTGTCCAGATAGAAGCTCATAAGCTCCCGGAATCCGTCAAGGCGGTTTTCGGGCTTTTCGTCGATATAGATAAAATCAAAATCTTGCACTGTTTTGCTTTTATCGTTTATCTGGTTTGAGAAATTAATCCAAAAAGTAAAGTCTGTATGAATGGCGTAAGCCTTGCCGTCAACGATAATCGAATCTGGCAAGACTTTTTTTGTTAAATCTAGCATCAGCTGATTGTAACGGTTGCCGCTGTTGCGGCTTCTGTAACATAAGCAGAACCGGTTGCGGTTGCTTTTTTTGCTGCAACTGCAAATGCCGCGTTATTAAGGACGCTGAAAAAAGCTTTTCCGTTTTCGTCTGTCTCTTTTGTCACGCCGTTAATTGTAACGGTTGCGCCGTCTACCGGGTCACTGCCAGAATCTTCAACAGTTACGGTCAAGCTGATTTCAGCCGCGCCGCTTGTTTCGGTAAAGGCTGGAACACCGTCTGCCACTGTTGCCGTTCCTTTCTTTGTTGTGCCGCCGAAAAGAATGTCAAAAGTCAACGTTGAATCTACGGGGTTCATTTCAGAAATTGAAATAACGCACTCGGTTTTCCATGATTTGAAAACGTTTTCGCCTTCCGATTCCTGCATGAACACAACAAGGGCTTCTGTCTTTGCAGCTTCTCCGACTGAAAGATTGTAGAACCGGTTGAAAATGTATTCATAGTCCGGTTCGCCCTTGTACATTGTCAAAGCCTGATTGATTGACGGCTTGTATTTGTCAAGCTCTGTCGTCGGGCTTTCATCGACAATATAATCGTATTCTTTCTGCTCTGGGTTGAGCGCAAGAGACAAGGCTGTCGACTTCTTAATTCTGAACCAGTCCGGCGTTTGTGCTGAACCGTCGTTAAGATACAAAGCAATTAAATTCTTTTTTACTATGCCGCCCATTTTTGGTACTCCTATACAGATTTATTTACCTGTATAGTTATTTCACAAGCTGTCGCCTGATTGTCGATGATACCCGCGTCAAGATAGTATTCAATGTTTGTGATTGAATGATCATCGCAACAGCCGTTTATTGAATTGTCTGAAAAACAAAGATTCTTAAACCCTTCGACATAGCGCATCATTTGCCGCATGAGCGTTTCGCTCTTGTAACCTCTGCAAATAAAGGTTGCCACGATCTGATATTGTGCCGATGTGCCTTCAATGTATTCATCTTCGGGGGTTTGGTTTTCTGGAATCAAAGAAACAAGCACTTTTGCTTTGTTTTTCAGCAAATCAACATAACCAATAAACACATCTTCTGGCGCATTCATCGGCGTACTTTCGTCCGCAAGGTCGGTAAAAAAATCGGGATTGTGTAAGATAAAATCTTTCAAGCCGTCCAGTATCTTTTCCATCTTTCTTTTCAGCTCCAGTATTTTGTTAATTCTTTATCAATCATTTTATTGATTTCCGGCACATAAGCCCCGGATTCTATATACTGATTGCCCGCCTGAATAAACCCGACTGCCTTAATGGGGAAATTCTTAGCGCGCCGGGTTGCGCCGGTGTGTCCGTAGCTCAGAACGGACGCTTTCGGAAAAATCTTGTCGCCTGAATTTATGGCGTTCGGATAAATTGTTGCCGTGCCGTTTTTTTTGACTTTGTATCGGTATGCCTTCAAAAGCTCGCCTGTGCGCCGGTGTGTGCCGCTTTTGATTACAGCCTTAATCTGCTTTATTGCGCCGCGCGCGATTACGCTCAAAGTTTTGCGCTGAATACTCGGCAAGCTCTTAGTTGTGCCGCTTAAAGCCTTTTGAACAGCTTCAAAATCCGGCTTAACGCTGATAATTGGTACATCTGCCATGTTATGCGCTCGGCTTTCGGAATGTGCTTAATTTTTGCAGATACTTCGTAAAGTCTGCAACATTCAAATATGTGCGCGATATGCCCGCTTCGCCGCTTGTGTTTACGCCGATGTTTGAGCCTTCTTCGGCTTGAATCAAAGTGGCGATTTCTAAGCATACAAGCTTGAAAACTTTCGGCACTTCAATAACAACAGTAATAACCGAATAAGAATATTCATTTTCTTCAATCAATACCGGGCTAACGCCTTCGGGGATTTCGGCGGGTTTCGTAAGCTCTTCATCTTCAAAAAAGTTTACACCGTCCTCACTGTAAACAGTGAAGAATTCTTGATGTTCTTTTTCAAATTGCGGGGCTGTTTCTGGGTCATAGCCGACATAATCTTTGATTTTCTGCTGCGCCGATTCAATGTAAATTTCTGCAAGCTCGGCATTTGTCTCAACGCCGGAAAACTCCTGCAGGAATTCTTTGTTAATCAACATAAACAGCCGCCTTTGAGCTGATTGCAGATTCTGCAAACAAAGCCGGTACTTCTGCAATCTGATTCGGCATAAAAACGCCATACGTGCCGGTGTAGAGCGTCTGAAACTTAACTTTACGTGTTGCGCTGTTTGTCTTTGTTTCTGTCTTTGCTTCTGGTGCTGCTTTGATTTCTTCTGCTTTTGCTTCTGTCTTTGTTTCTGCTTTTTTTGCTTTTGCCATGATTTCCCCCTTAAAAATACAGGGCGGTCTTAAAACTAAAACCGCCCTGTGTGTCAGTCAAGCCGCTTTACGCTTCGACGATTGCATAAAGGTCTGTGTCTCTTGTCTGGCGGCCGCCGAAGAAATATTCTGCCTGAATGAAGGTGTGAGTGTCTCCCACCTTCTTGATTGCATTCAAGTAGATTTCTCCGGCCACGCCGATTGCATAGCGTTCGAATGGTACACCGACCGCAAGAACCTGTCCTGTTGTCTTTGTGTATGGCGCATATGGGTCAATGCGGACAGGAATGTTTTCAATCATCTTGTCGCGGATTAAGCCCTCTTTGTAAATCTTGACATCTTCGCCGGTTGTGCTGTCAGAAATTAAATCCTGATAAGCACTCTGGGCGATAACGATTTCGTATTCGTTGTCAAGGCCGTTAAGCTTAACGGCAAGCTCGGCAATATCTGAAATTTTCAAAGCCGCGTTTGTTGCTGCAAGTGTTGTAACATGTCCGCCTGTTGCTGAAACAAACAAGCCTTTCATGTTCTTGCTTAAGCCGTCACCGCTAATCATGCCTTTGTGCATCTTGCGGCGGAATACCTTGGCGAAAACGTCCGGCAAGATTGATTCAAGGTCTGCAAAGCCCATAACGAGCTGCTCGGCTGTAACCGGCAAAACTGAAGCGTAACACTTAGGCTGAATCTCGGTGTAGCCGATTTCTGCTGTTGTATCAACTGACACATTTGTAGCGCCCTCGGCGTAACCGTCTGGGTCTGCGGGTGGTGTCAAAACTGGAATGATTGTGCTTGCGTTTGAACCGTACATGACAGTTGCTTTGTTCAAAATTTCGTCGTGGTTCTGGATTTCTTCAACAATCTTTTTAATCTGGTTGATTGTGCCGCCCATTGTGCCAATCTGAATAGAGCGGATTTCACCTTTGGAGAATTTCAAAAGTGTTTCCTTATCAATCATCATGGAGCGCTCTTCCGGCTTCTCCGGTTTAGGCGCGTCAAGGTTTGTAAGTTCAAGCTTGAGCTTGCGCAACTCTTCTTTTTTTGCGGCAAGGCGTGTTTCTACGTCTGATTTGTCTTTGGCTGAATCAAGAAATTCATCTGCGATTGTGCGGACTTCTGCCGATACATCGGCGATTTTTGCCAGAAGTTCTTCTCTGTTCATAATAAATGCTCCTTAATCAAATTAATGCAAGAGCGTGCAAGCGTAGGCGCTCGCGCTCTTCTTTTGCTTTTGCTTCGGCTTCTGCTTTTTTGGCTTCTTCTTCTTTGCGCTTTTGCTCTTCAATCTCCTGTGAGCGTTTAGCGATAACTCCATCTACTAAACTGCGCGCCGAAACTTCTGTGCCGTCGTTAGCCGGTATAGATACGACCGAAACGTCGTAAAGCTTGCCGATTTTTCTGATTGTTCTCAACCATACTTCTTTATTTCCTTCACTGGTTCGAAGTTCTTCATCTTCTTCTACAGTGAAACCGAAACTCATTTTTGTTATATAACCACCTTTGATTTCTTCGTATAACTCTCTTCCGATTGTTGTTCCGCCTAAGTTCATGTGTACTTTCAAACCGTGCTCATCTACCGATAGTTGAAGAGTGCCATTTGATGTTCTTGCATAAACCTTCCCGGTATGGTCGAACTGTGCGATTGTGTCACTCATATCACATTCACGGAACGCTTCTGGGTCAACCTGTTCGCGATATTCCCAATCTCTGCTATCATACAATGTATATGGCTCATTGAAAGTTGTTGCATAACCTTCGACAATGAATTTATCTTCTTCTCCTTCTGTGCGAACTTCCATTACATTCATTGAGCGGTATTGCCGACCCTGGTTAATTTTTTCAGTCAAAGTTTTTTCAGACATATTATATCTCCTTATATTTCCAGATATAACCGCCGCCGCGCTTATATTTTCCAGATAAACAATCTTTTATTGATGTTCTATTGCAAACAGCTCTTGAGGCTTCTGCAATAGAACTCCACTCTTTAATAAAGTCATTTGTCAGCGAAAATTGAAGAATCGCTCTGGCATTTACACAATCTCCACCTCTTGCATATACTCTATGAGCTTGTCTTATTGCCAGTTCTTCTTTTGTCCATTTACGCCCATACGCCGGATTATTTTTCCCGGATATTGATGGGTGAGGTTTTCTTAATGCCGCTTTTCTTTCTTCAGTAAACTTTATACCTATGTTATATCTTAAACCTTTATGAGCCTCGCTAACTTTCTTTTTAGTTTCTTCAGAAAGCCTAACTCCTTTTCTTGGCGAAGGGCGACCTTTTAGTGACACGCTCATTTTCATTCGTGATTCAAGAGAGTGTTTTTTATTTTTCTCACCGCCATTGGTAAGGTTATATCCAAAATCCCTATTATTAGATTTGTATAAATAAATAAATTCTTTTTCTTTTTCTTCTGCCTGTACTGGAGTAAGTCCGCTTGCAAGTATTTCATGCTTTACGTTTTCCCACCAATACTTTTCTATTGCAGCTTTCATATATGAATTATGATTATAACCTCTTCCATTCTGATATCTGTGTTTAGGATCTAGAGAAGTTATTCCTATATATATTTTACCATTCGGAAATGTATGCTTGTAAACTATACTCATTGCTTTTTGTGCACCTACTGTTTGTATAGTTATTTACTTGATAAATACGCCACGATGTTTGCAGCGTTGCCGATGACTGCACCCATAACGGTTGCAATAAAAATACTTGCTATCTGGTGCAGCAATTCTTTAGCGTTCTTTCCTGCTGCGGTTTCAAGAGAAGTCAATCGAGAATCTATTTTTTCAAAATGCTTTGCGCCGTCCTCAAGACGTGTTAGAATCTGTTCTATTTTTTCATTCTGCTTGATGTCCTGCTCGCGCAACGCTTCAAGCTTTGTCATGCTTTCCTCAAGCTTGGCAATGTTGGACGATAGCACGTCAAGCTTTGTTCCTTGCGATGATATCAGCTCTATAATTCGGTCATTATCCATTTTTCACGCCTTTACAAAAGTA